GAAAGTGCTGTATAGCGCAACACCGTAGGTGGTTCCGTAGTCAACGCGTTAAGTGGGCGAACTTTTGTTCGGATGGTTTACTAGTTCATAGTTCTCAGTAAATCATGGATTATAACTATACCTTGGAGCCTAGCTATGTCAATTGATATAGAAAGTTCTAGAATCCTTGAATCTCTCAAGGGGTCTAAGTACTTTAACAAAAAAGCTCAGGAGGCTGTCGAGCATCTTAATAAGCCTAGATCTGAACCAATCATTTCTTGGCATATTTTAGAGGCTATGCAACAACAAGGGTTTGTTCTGAATCCGACCGTTGATAATAAATCAGTTCACTCTGTAGATGACCTGTATTTGGCATTAGCGCGTTATGGAAAAAGGAATCCATTTAATCCAGATGGTGTTCACTTCTCCAATGCTATCAAAGCGGCTACCGCTGTCTTTGGTAACCAGGGTTCTGACTCTTTGTTGCCTCTCCAGAATGATGCAGATATCATTCGTGCACTTAAACTTGATAAGAGTTCTGGTGCTCCCTTCTTCACTAAGAAGGTGGATGTCGTTGAAAAAGACCTTGAGATCATGAAACGCATTCGATCTGGTTCTAAAGCTCCTTTACCATGTACCGCTGCTAAGCGAATCCAACACGGTAAAGATAAGCCTAAGACTAGGCTCGTTTGGGCGTTTCCTCAAAGCATGACCATGTTTGAAAGTGTTTACGCTCGACCGCTAATCGAGTATTTTGCACATGTTCAGACTCCTCTTGCATTTGGTCGATTTCGATGGCAATTGGCTGGTGAGTTGGTCAGGGTTGAGAACTCCGATCTTAGAATAGGTTTAGACTTTTCTGGGTTTGATGCATCTCTACATCCTGTTCTGATAAATTCCGCCTTTAATATCTTGCGGACTCACTTTTCAAGTGATCCTTCGATTGATGAGGATTGGAAGCGACTCACACGATACTTCATACATACTCCAGTCGTTATGCCGGATGGTTTCATTTATACGAAGCATAAAGGTATTCCTTCTGGTAGTTATTTTACACAACTTATCGGGAGTATTTGTAATTTCATCTCACTGATATACGTATCTGGTGTTATGGGTTTTAATATTCAAGATCGTTGTTGTAAAGTGCTTGGTGATGACTCCATTTTTGGAGTTAATCAGTGGGTCAATATTACCAAACTTTCCTCTGTTATGTGGGAAGAACTTGGTTTGATTGTCCACCCAGAGAAGTCTGAGGTTTCTAAATATGGTGAACCTTTTGCCTTCCTTGGCCATGCTTGGGATGATGGCATCGTTTCTCGACCAATGGTTGAGACTGCTAAAAGACTTGCTTTTCCTGAAGC